GAGATATTCCTCTCTAAAAACAGAGATAAGTTTCTCTTTTTCGGACTAGAGCGATGCAATAAGAAAGATACTGAAGCGATTGTCCGTGAGTACAAACCATCTATGGTGATATATGACCAGATGTCTAAGACCAAAGGCTTTGAGAATGACCGCAAAGATCTACAGCTTGGAGATATATTCCAATGGGGTCGTGAGCTGGCTAAAGAAGGCCATGCAGGCATTGCTATTCACCAAGCAGATGGCACAGCAGAGGGAGTTAAATGGCTTGACATGGGGCATGTAGCTAATGCTAAAACTGCTATTCAAGCAGAGCTAGATTGGATTTTAGGGATGGGTATGACACACAATCCAGACGAGCAATCAATTCGATATATGAACATTTCCAAAAACAAACTCCTACAAGACCAAGACTCAGAGCCTACGCTACGACACGGGCGTGGCGAGGTGATTATCCAGCCAAGCATTATGCGTTTCAAAGACATTATTAATTACAACTAATGAATAACAGAGACACTCTATACGTTGTCCTTCGACATTATGGCATCATGAACCAAGTTCATGTGCTAGATACTTGTAGGACATTGCAACGAGCAGAGGAACTAGCCGATGCTTATACACAAGACTTTGCTGATAGGAATATTGTGGGGTTTAAGTTTAGTGTTCAGGTGTCCCATTTCGTAGATGAATAGCATCTTCACTCGCGTTCCAGATGCCCCATTGGGGTATGATATGTGTCGCTGCACTGGTGTAGGATGCATGGTTAAGGAAAATTGCCTACGCTACACTAACAGAGATACAGGACCACGTACACCGTTCTGTGTAAATCTATGCGGTGACACAGCTTATAAATCAGCCTTTATCTCTAATATGGTAGAGCACAAAAATGACTGAGTATGAAAAAGGAATGTGGCAAGTGCTACAGTGTCTTGCTGTTAGTAGATGTGAGTCTAGTCTGCATGTAGCAGAGGATATTTACGACTTTTATGGTATGTCTTTTCATGTATTCTATGAAATAGGTAAAACACAACCCATGAGCATTGAGATTAAACTAGAATGACTACCTTAGTCTTAGATTTTGAAACCTCGATTTACAACAATGGGAACGCATTTGACTCTCGTAACTTCGCTGTAACCTATTCCTTCTATCGACCAGATGCCACATATCTAAAGAAGTGGCATGGAAGATATGATGACCTTGACTTTAAGATATTCTTAAAGGAGGCTGTAAGTGATAGCACATTATTTGTAGGCTGCAACGCAAAATTCGACCTCCATTGGTTGAGAAACCTAGGTATTACACTTCCTAATAAATGCCGTGTGTGGGACGTGCAGCTTGCTGAGTTTGTTCTTTCTGGTCAGACTAATTCATTCGCTTCTCTAAATAGCTTGGCAGAGCTATATGGACTCCCTACGAAACTCGACGCAGTGAGTGAGTATTGGGAGAAAGGCATTAGCACAGAGGACATTCCTGCTGATGTAGTAGAGGAATATAACAACTACGACGTTGAACTAACCTATCAAGTATATCTAAAGCAGCTTGAAGATAGCCGGATGACACCAGCACTTAAGAAGCTTATTCTGTTACAGGGAGCTGACCTCCTAGTCCTACAGGAAATGGAATACAACGGCATTAAGTTTGATAAAGAAGCTTCTGTAAAAGAAGCAACAGTCTTAAAGGAAGAACTTGAACAGCTTAAAACAGAGCTTACGAAACTTCTTGGCAACATTAATTTTAACAGCGGTGACCAGCTTTCCGTTGCATTATTCGGTGGTTCCTATGAGGTCGAAGATCGACATGATGAGGAACGTGTTTATAAAAGCGGACCTCGTAAGGGAGAAACCTACACACGCAGTGTATTAGACGGTGTTCGTGTCATAAATTACCTAGGCTATTTCCGCCCAAATCCAAAGAACGAATTAGCAAAGACGAAAGGAAAACCAGACAATGAATTGGTTCATGGTACACGTTACTACTCTACTGCCTCTGATGTTTTGGGACAGCTTCCTGCCCGCACCAATGTTCAAAAAGTGGTACTCGCAAAGCTCAACAGAGTTGCGTACATTGAAAAACTCGTGGGAACATATCTAGAGGCCATTCCTAGGCTGTTAGAGACACAAAATTGGGGAGATTACATCCACGGACAGTTCAATCAAGTTGTGGCCCGTACAGGCCGTTTAAGCAGCTCCAAGCCCAATCGACAGAACACACCTCCTGAACTCGACCAATACCTTATCTCTAGGTTTGACTAATGCCCATCCTGAATTGCGACGTAAAGGGTCTTGAGGTTGTTTGTGTTGCAGACCTGTCTCGTGATCCTGTCCTATCCAAAGAGATTAGGGACAAGGAAGATATTCACGAGAACAACAAGAATGCTTTCAACCTACCTAGTCGCCTCATTGCCAAGGTTTTCAAGTTTCGTTTAATTTATGGTGGTAGTGCCTATTCCTATGCACATGACATAGACTTCAAGGGAGTGTCCACCAAAGAAGACTTCTGGCAAGAAGTCATTGACAACTATTACAATAAGTATAAAGGCATTGCTGCATGGCATAAGAAAATTATCGAGGAGGTACAGCAGAATGGACGACTAACAATTCCTTCAGGTCGTTACTTCCCATTCCAACCAGAGCAGACGCATCGAGGACTTAAATGGCCTATTACACAGATTAAGAATTTCCCCTGCCAAGGATTTGGGGCAGACCTTGTTGTGTTAGCTAGGCTAGAGGCTGCAAAGCGTCTACGAGAGGCTAAGATGCGTACATTGCTTATAGGGACAGTTCACGACAGCCTGGAGGCCGACGCACCTTTTGAGGAGGTTAAGGAAGCAGGACTCATCCTGTTGCAGAGTGTTGAGGCTGTGCCTAAGTTGTGCAAACAGATTTGGAATTATGACTTCAGTTTGCCCTTGACAGCGGAGTGTTCTTATGGAGCTAACAAACACGATCTTATGGACCTAAATGTTGTCGACGGTAAAATTGAAAGTTACAAGCTTGATGATAAGGGTAAGAAAGTTTCCCTTGGCTTCTATGAGTCTGCAAAAGAAGCCTACAAGATGTTCCTAGAAAACGCTTGACAAAGCTCTCTAGAAATGGTATAATAGATGTAACAGCTCTTATTTCATAGAGCTTGCTACATCAACATCGGGGGATGTTCCACACGGCGGACTGTAAATCCGTTGCTTAAAGTGTGGTGGTCAAGCAGGTGGTTCGATTCCATCATCCCCCACCATAATTATTATGGACTCTGAATATTATCACTCACCAAAGTATGAGCTATTTCATACTGAACCAACTGAAAGAAAGACAAAGATGTCACTAATCACAATTGTAAATGTAGAAATTACTTCACGAGCCGGCACCAACGGTAAGAAGGGCTATGAACAAGCAGAGGTTGTTTATAAGCAGGAATATAACGGTAAGCAGGACGTAAAGACTAAGAAAATTATGTCTTTTGCCAATCCTGCTGTATTCGCTGCTATCAAGTCTGCTAAGACAGGGGAGACGTATGAAGTTACACAAGTTAAGGAAGGCGAGTTCTGGCAATGGACAAACATTGTCGCATCGTCAGGTGCTTCCTCTGCTCCCGCCGCTTCAGCGGCTGTCCCGCCTAACGCAAAGCCAACAGCTACAGCTAACACATATGGCCGAGACTTTGAAACGGCGACGGAACGCGCAGAGAAGCAGCGTCTTATTGTACGGCAGTCTAGCCTTTCTAACGCTGTTGCTATGCTCGTCACTGGTGCTAAGACACCTCCCAATGTAAACGACGTTAAGAAGCTGGCAGACGAGCTTGTAGCCTATGTCTACAATGCTCCTGACTTGTTTGACCAGCCTAACGACCTTCCTGCTGACGACTCAGATATTCCCTATTGAATATGACTAGAGAAGAGTTCTATACTAAATACGGTGATGTAAAGGTAAAGTTTACTTCCTACTACAAGTACACATTTACCTACGCCGCAGAGCTAGATAATGGCTACCATATCTTTGTTGGGTATGGTGGTAATTCAGATGAAATCTATCGGTTTGGGGTTGCTTTTAATAGCGAAGAAACAATCAAATCTCTTTGTCCCTATGAAGGACGTGTCACAGACAATAAAGGAGTAGAAGTGGAAAGCTTCTTCGACTATTAATGCTAGCTCTAATAGATAGTGACTCGTATGCGTATGCCGCTGCACATTTAGCAGAGGGTACAAGCGAACAGAACGCAAGGCAGGTGTTAAATGACCTGCTTATGGGGACGTTAGTTGACCTAAATACAGAGGAATACATGTTGTTCTGTACGGGGGAAACTAACTTCCGCAAAGAAATCTACAGCGAGTATAAACAAAATCGTACAAACTCTGTAAAGCCTACTTATTTACCAGCGTGTAAAGAACATCTTCGTGGGCATTGGAATGCTCTTGAAAGTGTAGGATGTGAAGCTGACGACATGATTGGTGTAGAGCACTATAAGAATGATTGTGAATCTATTGTGGTGAGCATCGACAAAGACCTGTTGCAGTTCCAAGGACTAAATTTCAATCCTAAGACTAAGGTTCGACGACTTATTAGTCCAATGGAAGGACTTAAGTTCTTCTACACACAGCTACTGCAAGGTGATACTGCTGATAATATTCGTGGTGTTCAAGGCATTGGCAAGGTAAAAGCTGAAAGGTATCTACGAGACGCCACCACAGACGAAGAAATGTTCAACATCTGTCGTGAGCTGTATGGTTGTGATGCTGAAATGGAAATGAATGCGCAATGCCTATGGCTATGGAGGGAAATGAATGGAACATGGAAATGGCCTGAATGGGCTGGACCAAAGGACTCTGAAGGAACTACTGACCTATAACCCTTTAATTGGTTTATTTACACGAGTTAAGTCATTAAATCCAAATAACCTTGGTGTTGCTGGTAGTGTGGGCAAAGACGGCTATAGGCGAATCGAACTATTAGGAAAGAAGTTCTTAGCACATAGGCTGTCATTTCTCTATATGACAGGTAAGTTTCCAAGTAATGTTGTAGATCACATTAATCATAATAAAGATGACAACACTTGGAATAATTTACGTGACGTTAGTCAAACACAAAACTTAGAAAACCAAATTGCTGCTAGGACAAACAGTAAGTCTGGTCTATTAGGAGCATCATTTATGACTCGTGACCAGCGTTATAGATCACAGATTGTAATAAATGGGAAGCAAGTTATTTTAGGTATGTTTGATACAGCAGAGGAGGCACATAGTCATTACAAAGAATTCAAAGAACTCTACGTGGACCTCTGCACGTAAGAAATCCTTTATTGTCTCTGCACTAAGGGCTGGCAGCAGACGCTGGCCCCCCCGCTTTGAAACTCTTGCAGATGCAAAAACGGAAAAGAAAATTAATAAGGCAACGGGACGCTTGGCGCAGCACTTCAGATGTGCTGCTTGTCAAGAAGAGTTTCCTGCTACAATGGTTGAAGTCGACCATATCAAAGCGGTCGCCTCAACAGATGGTTTTACTACATGGGACTCGTTTATCGAAAACCTCTTTTGTGGAAAAGATAATCTGCAAATTCTCTGCAAGCCCTGTCACAAAGAAAAGTCCTTACGAGAAAGGAAGAAATGAAACTACGTATCAAAAGCTTCGACGAAGAGGGTAACATTGTGGTGGATGGCTACATCAACAAACGAGAAATGAGTTTTCTAGTTAACTACAGCGTAAATGATTTGCTGCAAGCAGGCGTACAATTCAATCTAGATGAACCATATGATGTAAACCTAGATGATGAAGAGGCTGAACATCAGCCGCTAAGGCTTAAATTTCCCGACATTGGAAATATGAACTAATGGCTGTTATGTCTTATTTCATGGTTGATCCAGAATATTGGGAAGCCAATAAAGATGGGGAAGGGGTAGGGTATTTTGAGAAGCACCAACACACAGGATGGTACTTCCGAACATACTCAGCTATCTACGATCTAGAAACATTAGCCTCTATACACAGAAAGCTTAAGGAGTTGCGTGAAGATAGCAGTAATTCCTGACGTTCAAGCAAAGCCTGGAAACGACTTCTACTTCCTAACAGCTATAGGTAATTACATTGTTGCAAAGAAACCTGATGTTATTGTCCAAATCGGTGACTTCGCGGATATGCCTAGCCTTTCTTCTTATGACGTTGGCAAAAAGCAATTTGAAGGCCGACGGTATAAAGCTGACATTGAGGCGTCGTGCGCTGCTATGGAAGCACTTCTTCAGCCAATCGACAACTACAATAATAAGGCTAGAGCGAACCACAAGGAGCGTTACCTACCAAGACGTATTCTCACTCTCGGTAATCATGAACAGAGAATTGCTCGATGTGTTGAATCTGACCCGAAGCTCGACGGGGTACTTAGTATACAAGACCTGAAGTATAAGGAATATGGGTGGGAAGTTCACGACTTCCTTGAGGTCGTCGTGGTTAATAACATTGCCTTCTCACATTATTTCACGTCAGGGCCTCTTGGGCGCCCTATCTGTGACGCTAAGACTCTTCTGAATAGGAAGGCGATGACATGCATCGCCGGCCACCAGCAGGGGCTACAATTTAGCACATCCTACCGCGCCGACGGAACCCGCCTTACTGGTATTATTGCAGGATCATGTTACTTGCATAATGAAGAGTATATGGGACCACAAGGTAATAACCATTTCAGGGGAATCTTAATGTTGAATGACGTTAATGAAAAGGGCGAAATGGACATTATGCCTGTGAGCCTGAAGTTTCTATTAGGAAAATATCTATGAGTTATACGTATTCATTAGATCAAGTAACAAAGGCTCTAGGTGATAACCTACGTAAGAATGTAGAAGATGCCTTCTACGAGCAGCTTAGGCCACAACTAGATCAAATTGCTAGGCGTACTGCTAAGAACCTAGCACAGAGCCTGAAAGGGTATGTGCATCATAGGTACAATCATGAAAACTTTGGGCAGCCAGAAATTATGCTAGTTTTTAATTCAGAGGAGATTAAGTTTTGAGGTGCTCAAGATGTGGTTCTACTGACTGTGTAGAAACAGATAGTGGTGAAACCTACGATGGTGGGAATGACTGGATTATGTGGCACTGCTTTACATGTGGTTATGTTTGGAAATCTTATAGTGATTATTGTTAAGGAGAAATCTTGAGCACAATTAGTGAGGTTGATATTCGTGATTGGGAACAAACTAAGTTTTGGCCTGATCCTGTACCAAAACACGATGTTGTAAACCATCCAAAGCATTACACCTCACATCCTTCAGGTGTAGAATGCATTCAAATTACAGAGCATATGGGTTTTCTTCTTGGCAACGCCATGAAGTATCTATGGCGTGCCGATCTAAAGAATGGTGTGGAAGACCTACAGAAAGCTGTGTGGTATCTCACCCGTGAAATTGAAAAGAGGAACAAGGAATGAACGATTTTATTACTGCTGTACAAGCTGAACGTGAACGTCAAAAGGCAACATGGTCAGGTACATTCGATGATAAGCAGTGGAGTGCTCTTGATTGGAAAGAAATGATTGACTACTACACAGCGTTCTATCGTCGCCGCCGCCAGCAGGGCCGACATAACGAAGCACTGAACCATCTAGTACAAGTAGCAGCTCTTGCTATGGCTGCATATGAGGCAGCTCAGCCATGAGCTACCTATATGCTTATTACACTATTGTATCTCTGTTCGTTGGTTTGCTTGGCTATTCTGCCTATCAAACTTCCGGCTGGAAGCCTCGCCTCCTACTAGGAGCAACGGCAATTTTCGCTGCTTCTACAGCAGCTCAGCTTGGTCTGCTACATAGCTGGACTGGTGAAGGCTTTGGCTATTTTGCTAGTGTACTACGCGCACTAGGTGTTCCTATTTAATCGTGGATAAATTCGAGCTTCTAGAAAAGCTTAGACAGCTTCCTGAAGAACTTCTCCTAGACCTATTAGGAGTTTCTTCAGCGGAGCTTGTTGATGCTTTCATTGATGAGATTTGGGATCAGGAAGAAAAGTTGCATGCTTATTTTGACATATGAAATTATTCATTAACCCCTATCCGAAACTAGCTAAGAGTGCAAGCCTATATGCCTGTTTGTGGGTGTTATATGGGATGAT